TACTATGGAAGGACTTAACAGATGCAAATGATACTAATAACTGGTCAAGCTGGCGTTGGGAAGACAACACTTGCGAAACTAATAGCTAAAGAAGCATTTAATACTGGACAAATACCTGTGTTAATGTCTTTCGCTGGTCCTTTAAAGGAAGAAGCAAGCCGTAAAGGTTACGATAAAGAAACTAATCCTGAAAAATATAGATCTTATTGTCAGGAAATAGGTGCAGCTAGACGTGAAGAAGATGCAGACTACTGGGTTAAAAAGTTTGATGATGCTTTACAAACAGTTGTTGAACAAGAGAATGAAGACATTGCAAACAATACTAAATACTGGGAGCGAGTAGTTATTGTAGATGATT